ACAGGACCGGGAGCAGGTTCAACTCAATATGTTAATGCTTCTATGGTAGAGACAGCAAATCAAGATTTAAGTAATCCTACTACCGAGATTAATATACACCTTATCGGTATTAATAAGATGGTTCAAATTGTAGGAACAGGTTTCGATGGAAGCAGTGCTACAGCAGTTACCAATGCTCTTAAAAGTGCTTTTACCTCAGAGTATACGGATGTGACTCATCAAGTTACTTTGCCTGTAGGGCAAGTAATTACCAACATTCAGGTAGTATAAAATATCGCTACTTAGGTAGATAAGGGGACATTAGTCCCCTTTTTTTATTATCTTTGCTGTATGAGTAAATATTTAGCAGTTCAACTTAGTTCAGGAGGTAGGAGCCTTGTGTTAGCCGATAATATAATAAATATAAGTAAAGGCGGTGGAACAACAGATGAGGTAATTATTACGTATAATAATTATATTACTGATTGGGCAGGAAAAGCTACGGGTATTACTATTAAGTTTTCAGGGAATTTCGGCTTAGGAGATGATAGTATTTTAAGCACATTAGCTGATTTAGTTATGGAGGCTCAAACTATCGACGCACCTTTTTTAACTGTACCTTCTCCTTTATATGGAGTAACTGATGAAAATGGAAATCCCTTAAGAATGCTTTTTATTAATGTAAATAAAAGCTAGTAGCATATTCTTAATTTTAAGACTCTTCTCTTTTTTTAGTATCTTTGTCATATGATTGATGAAGTGTATAGTACAGTACTGTCTGTATTAAATAAAAATAATTATGGGTATCTAAGTCCTAGTGATTTTAATTTGTTCGCTGAGCAAGCACAACTTGATATATTTGAAGATTATTTTTTTCAATATAATTATCAGTTAAACAAAGAAAATGCACGTAAGTCGGGCACGGGTTATGCAGATATTAAAAAAGGATTAGAAGAAAATATTGCTATTTTTTCTCAGTTTCAAGTATTAGACCAACCACCTGCTACTCTAGATACTGCCAACATATATAATCTTCCTAGTGATTATTATTTTATAGATAAAATATTTTATTATCCTCAATTATTGTTTAGCGGAACAACTTCAGCAACTCAGGGATATAAACTAATAGATGGCACATTAAATCAATTTACCGTGTCAGCCATTTCTCCATCTCCTCCTATAGGAAGTATTGTGGTAAACACAAGTCCTGCAGGAGCACCTGCTGCACCTATGTTGACGGCTTATGTTACTAATGTGGATTCCGTATCTACTTTAAGTTTAAGTGCAGATATTATAGTGGGAGGTCAAAACTATAAAGTATATGATGCTAATAATATAACACAAGTAGAAAAAGTAAACCAAAACAAGATATTTAATCTTACAAGTTCTAATCTTACTTCTCCTACTAAACAATTTCCTGCATATGTATTAAGTGGTAATGCAGCTACTGTATACCCTTCTACTATTAATAACAAAGGAGATATAATGTGTCAGTATATACGATACCCTAAAGTTCCTAAATGGACATTTAGTATGGTAAACAATTCTCCACAATTTAATGTGGGGGCAATAGACTATCAGGACTTTGAAGTTCCTGAAGACAACAAAGTAGATTTAACTGTAAAGATATTACAATATGCAGGGGTGTCTATTAGAGAATTAGAAGTTTATAAATTTGGAGCAGCTCAAGAAGAGCTTGATAATCAAAGCGAAGCATAATGGCATATATAACACAATATCAATATTACGAGAATGGGGGAGTAAATCCTACAGATGCAAATTGGGGCTCTTATCAATATGTTTCATTAAAAGATATAGTAAATAATTTCATGCTTATGTATAATGATAATCATGGAATTATTAATAATGAGCAACGATATAAGGTTTTATTTCACGCTAAAAGAGGAATACAAGAATTAAACTATGATGCGTTTAAAGAAATTAAAGTTCTACAATTAACTGTTAATTCTGTTTTAAAATTTGTTCTTCCTTCTGATTATGTTAATTGGGTTAGAGTATCTTTATATGAAAACGGATTAATACGTCCTCTTACTGAAAATATTCAAGTAAACTCGGCCCTAACTTATTTGCAAGACAATAATGAAAATATCTTATTTGATGCATATGGCAACGCTTTAAGTCCTGAGTATTCAGGGTTAGATTTTGACCGAATAAAAGGGACGCAAAAAAGTATTTATCTTAATGAGGCTAGCCCATTTTATGAGTGTGAAGGTTATTGTTATGATAATGAATGGTATTTTGAATACTCTATCGGAGCACGATATGGTTTAAATACAGAAACAGCCAACTCTAATCCAACCTTTAGAATAGACAAAAAAGCGGGAGTTATTAATTTTAATTCTACCATGAAAGGGAAAGAGTGTATTTTAGAATATGTTTCGGATGGAATGGAAGGAGGCAATGATGCATCAGTATCTGTAAATAAATTGTTTGAAGACTATATATATGCATATATTAGATATGCAATGTTATCTTCTAAGTATGGAACTCAAGAATATATTATTAATAGAGCACGAAAAGAAAAATCAGCTTTATTAAGAAATGCAAAAATTAGAATTAGTAATATACATCCCGGCAGACTACTTATGAATCTGCGAGGCAGGGATAAGTGGATAAAGTAAGATGGCAAAAACTCAAAGAAATTTTGCGGCAGGACGAATGAATAAGTCCATAGATGAGAGACTCCTACCTAATGGAGAGTATATCGATGGGCAGAATATTCGTTTAGGTTCTACAGAAGACTCTGAGATTGGCTCAGTAGAAATTACTAAAGGTAATGCTAAGTTAAGCACAATTAAATTTCCTTTAGCTACTATTGGTGCAGTCACTCCGCAAGAGTTAAGTGTATCGGCCGTTTGTGTGGGTTCTTATGCTGATGAAGCTGCAGACACTATCTATTGGTTTGTTCATGACCCAAATTGGGGAGGTATATATCCAAGTGGAGCAGGAGGAACTCCTCGTTGTGACATGATTGTTTCTTATAATGTTTTATCGCAAGCTCTTAATTATCATGTAATTAGTATTTGGGATGGAGATTCTTCATTAGCTCAATATCAAACGACTTTAAATTTTTCTCCTTTACATCTTATAACAGGTATCGATAAAGTTAATGACTTATTATTTTTTACGGATGACTATAATCCTCCAAGAGTTATTAATGTAAAAAACAATTATGTGTATCCGGCAGACCTAAATGCGGTGGTTACTGCTACCAATCCGGTAGACCAATTTAGTGCCGAACAATTGCTTGTAATAAAAAAACCACCTGTTGAAAGCCCTATTATTTCTTTGTCTACAGCAAGTATAGATGATAATTATTTATCGGACAGATTTTTATGTTTTGCCTATAGGTATAAATATGAAAATAACGAATACTCTGCTACATCTCAATTTTCTGACCCTGCATTTTTACCCGGCATATATAATCTTAGTTCAGACACCTGTTTAAATAACGGCATGCAAAACCGATATAGTCAAGTATCAGTAGAGTTTAATACCGGCGGACCTCTTGTAAAAGAAATAGAGGTAGTGTTTAAAGAAGCTGCAGATTCTACTATTAAGATTATAGAAACAATAAATAAAGAAGAGGCAGGTTATAATGATAATGAAGTTCAACAAACTATTTTTGATAATAGTAAAATATTTACTATTCTATCAGAAGGGGAAATTTTAAGACTTTATGATAATGTTCCTAAACTTGCTAAGGCTCAAACTTTTATGGGCAACAGGTTAATGTATGGAAATTATGTAGAAAACTACGATTTAGTTACTTCAGATAATCAATTAACTAATTTAGACTATTCTACTAACCTTACTAGCACTCCGGTAGGAGGAGTAGTGGTTACTACCACAGTAGCCCCTCACACTTATTTGCCGTCAGTCACAGCAGGACTTCCTTCTACCACGGTTACGGCTGCTAGGTTAAACTTAGATTTTTCGAATATTGATGGGCCTTTAAAGGCAGGAGCTCAAATTAATATTGTCTTTGATGTAAATCATGATACTTTTACTAATTCGGCAGGAGGAGGCTCAACTCCTGTAACCACATTGCCTCCTACTCTTACTCCCACAACTACTATCTCATGGAACTACACATTACCTGTAGATTATGATAACGCTTATCAGTTAGCTGTGAGCCCTGCATTTGTAGATAGTATAGGGCTTGGTCCGGCGGGAGCTTTTGGTGCAGGAGGAACTATAAGAACAGTTCAGGAATGCAGCCAAGGAACAACATTAACGGATATTTTAAATTGTGTTTTTGCTGATTCTTTAACACAGGGAAATCCTACCCCTTTAGTAAAATATACAAGTGGAGGGAATTTGCCTCAAGGACCAACTTTAGCGGTAAGTGACCAACCTACTCCTTCTCAAGGAAATGGTATGACTATTGTTTCAGACCCCACCACTCCTAATGAGTTTAGCATTATACTAAGCCCTATGATGTATGTGGACGATATAAATACTCCCACAGTACTTATGGGAGAGTTTTTAAATTTAGATAATACATTTACAGTTTATTCATTATCAGATGGTGTAAAAAGCTTACACAGTAATAGAGGATATGAAGTAGGAATAGTTTATATGGATGAGTTTAATCGCTCTACCACTGCTTTAACAAGTAAAAATAATACTGTATATGTCCCTTGTAATTTATCGAGTAATTTAAATAAAATACAAGTAGTAATACCTCCTTCACAAATTGCACCGGCATGGGCTACTGCTTATAAATTTGCCATTAAGCCTACAGAAACCACTTATGAGACAATATACGCTTTGCAAGCCTACCAAAATTATCAAGATTTATCATGGTGGTTTTTATTAGAAGGAGAAAACACAAATAAAGTAGAAGTTGGTGATAAGTTGATTATAAAAAAAGATGCTGATGGAGCTTTGTTTAGTTGTGCTTTTAATGCCGTTTTAGATAAAGGTGGCAAAGAAGAAAACTTTATGTTAGCGTTAAATCCTTTTTATAACCCTTCTTCATCTCCTACTGATAGTGTTGATTATGATTCCCCGGATAACCCCCCGGGGTTCGGAAGTAATCCTAAGTATATGGGAATGCCTTCAGGCACCTATATGCAGATGAAAGACTTAAATTTTAATGCACAAACTGATGTGGCAAGTGCCGCTTTTCCTACAAACTATGCTAACATACAGCAAGAATGCTCAACAGAGACAGACTATCTAGCGTGCACAGTATCATATAAGGGGTTAAGTGGTAATCCTTTAAATGACGGAGACCCTAATGATATAAACTCAGAATACTCTCCTTTTACTATTCCTCAAGGTTCTCGTATTAGATTAAAAATCAAAGTTAGAAGAAAGGGTAATCAATGGGTTTCTTCAGTTTGTCCGGAAAGGGAATATTTGTATGATAAAACTTGGACTGCTGATAATTCTTATGAAGATATTATTGCTTGGTGGGATGGCATGAGTATTGCTGAAAGCCTTCAAGATGCCACTTTTATTGGGGGCACATCAGTTGAATATATAAGTCCTCCAAACAGTTATACTTATAGTGAAAACGAAAATGCGGTAGGGTTATTTCCTGATAATGCGTCTGCTGCATCTAGTGCGTTAAGTTCGAGTGCAACACCGCCCGATGGAAGGGTTTATGTGCAGTGGAATAGAAATCCTGATACCAATAAAATTCTTTTTAATGTTAAGTCTTTTGCAGGATGCGGCCCGGGAACAGGATTAACCAATGATAATGATGCAGTTGTAACAAAAGTGCTATGGCAAATAGATTTTGGAAGCAGCGGTGTAGTATTTGAAACAGAGCCTACAGATGCGTTACCTAATATATGGTATGAAGGAGATGCTACTTATCCTATTGATAAAACTGCCGGCAATGTAGGGGGACATTTAGGAAGTTATGATATAAATCCTCAAAATGCGGCGTTAGGAAAACGATACCCCACTAATCAAGACCAAAATTTAGCTACTGCTCAAGCAGCAATTATTAATACTACTTTTTTTAATTGTTATTCTTTTGGTAATGGAGTGGAAAGCTATAAGATTGAAGACTCTTTAGTAGGTAAAGCTATTACTTTAGGTAATAGAAGTTTATCAACACTTACCGATGAGTTTAAAGAGGCTGATAGATTTGCAGATATTACATATAGTGGAGTGTTTCAGGATGAAACTAATATCAATAGATTAAATGAGTTTAATCTAGGATTAGCTAATTTTAAAACTCTTGAAGACACTTATGGAGCAGTAGAGATTTTAAGTGGAAGAAAAACAGATGTTCTTGTTTTACAGGAAGATAAAATATCTTATGTTTTAGCAGGTAAAAATTTACTTAGCGATTCAGGAGGTGGAGGACAACTTACTTCTATACCGGAAGTGCTAGGGAAACAAATAGCTAGAGTAGAGAATTATGGTATTAGTAATAATCCTGAAAGTTTTGCGGTATATGGTAAAGACAAGTTCTTTATTGATGCTAAGCGGGGAGCAGTTTTACAACTAAAAGGAGATACGGCCAACAGTGAGTCATTAAGAGTTATATCAGAAAGCGGCATGAGAAGTTGGTTTAGAGATACGTTTAATGGAACATTAGCCGGCTATGGAGCTTTAGGAGGAAACACTCAGCGATTAGGTGGATTTGACCCTTATATGAATGAATATGTTATAGGTCTTAATGATAACCCTATTTTTTATCCACTACCTGTTTATTTATGTGGCACAGATATATCTTTTTCTACTACTACCACGGCTCCTTTAGTATTCAATATTGATTTAGGCACAGACATTGGGGCGGTCACATGGACTCTTACCAATACAGCCGCACTTAGTTATCAAGTAGAATGGAATGGCGGTATAGTGGTTGGGCCGACGGTAGCTGCTCCGGGCACCCAAACCTTAACTTTTAGTAAAACCGCAGCAACCCCTCAAGAAGCTAAGGTTACGATAACTCCTAGTGCAGCAGTTGAAAATGAAATAGTTTTATTGCCTAATTGCCCTACTCCAATACCATTAACAGTTGTTCAAGTGGTGGTGGGCTCTGCTACTACAGGAGATGTTAATTATAATTACTCTATGTATGAGCATGGCACAAGTGGATATGTTCCTTCTTCTAGAAATTATGCTGAATGGTATGGAGCAGGCGTCCCTACATCCCCTCAACAACAAGCTTTACCTCTTGTGAGATGGGATAGTAATACTTATAATGTAGGAGAAAATGGTGCACCTATAGACGGACAAACAGTATATATGTATACAAGTGGAATTTTATTCCCTCAACAAAGTAATACTTCTTTAGACCCTTATCAGTTTAAGTTCAATCCTAATTTAAATAAATTTAAATATTGGAGAACAAATACTGCCTATA